TACTGGGCTGAAGATGCTGCATTAGATGTGTCAACTTTTGGAACATTATAAGGAAATTAAATGTTTATTAAAATTACAAACGATGAACCTAAAAAATACACAATAGGTCAACTTCGTCACGATAATCCTAATGTCTCTTTTCCTAAAGAGATTCCGTTAGACACTTTAGCAGAATATAATGTATACCCATGCACATTAGCTGAAAAACCTACATACAATAATGCAACACAATATATAACAAAGGGTATACCTGTAGAAGTTAATGGAGCTTGGATACAGCCTTACGATATTCATGATTACACAGCAGAAGAAATTATAGAAAGAGAACAACAAGAAGCAACGGAAGTAAGAGCAAAAAGAAATCAATTACTCAAAGATTCAGACTGGACTCAAATCCCAGATTGCACAGTAGATAAAACAGTATGGGCAACATATCGACAAGAATTACGAGATATTACAACTCAAGAAGGTTTCCCATTTAATGTAACATTTCCTACGAAACCTGAATAATGTTTGGATTTAGTTCATTTTCAGCAAATAGCTTTTCTACATTACCTATTGATTCGCCTGTTAAGTTAGGTGAGGCAAGTATTACAGCAGATGCTAGTATCTCTGTTAATGGTTATCGTATACAACATTTTGCAGGAAACATTACCGCTAATGGTGATGCTACCGCTATTGGTTATCGTGTTAAACAAAGTAGTGCAGGTATTACATCTGATGCAAACATTAATGTTGATGCTTTAAGAATAAGAACAAGTAGTGCAGACATCTCTGCTTACGCTTTAGTTGATGCAGATGGATACTCTCTTGCAAGAGCTAGTGGCTCTATGTTAAGCAATGCTAATGTTAGTGTTAATGCTGTTGCTATATACAGCAGAAATGCAGATGTTGATGCTAATGCAACTGTTACAGGTAATGCAAGAAGAATAAGAACAGTATCACCTAATGTAAACTCTATTGCATCTGTATCATCTTTAGCAAATGCGATATGGTCAGCAGGTGGAGCAATTACATCAGAAGCATTAGTAGAAACAATAGGATATGTACTAGGCGAAGAATGGTCAGATAGTTCAGTTGGATCAGAAACATGGTCTACTGTATCATCTGGAAGCGAAGTATGGGTGGAAGATACACCTGAATCAAACACATGGTTACGACAAGGATAAAACATGGCAAAAACACAAATTAGTCAATATGATGCTGCATCTGCAAACAACACAGATGTAGATAATATTAATATTGCAGAAGGATGCAGTCCTAGTAACATCAATAATGCAATTCGTGAGGTAATGGCTCACCTTAAAGACTTTCAAGCAGGTAATGTTGCAGGAAACTCTTTAGCAGTTGCATCTGGTGGTACAGGTGCAGAAACTGCTGCAAATGCAAGAACTAATTTATCAGCGGCAAAATCTGGTGCTAACTCTGATATTACATCATTAACAGGTCTTACAACACCATTATCTGCTGCACAAGGTGGTACAGGCGTTACCAGTATTTCAGAATTAGTAGACTCATTAGGATTAGATACAGATGCTGATGCACAGTTTGATTCATTAGGAATAGGAACAACAGCTTCTGGAACAACAGGTGAAATTCGTGCAACAGGCAATATCACTGCATACTATTCTGATGATCGTTTAAAAACTAGACATGGAAATATTACAGAAGCACTGAAGAAGATTAACACATTAAATGGTTTTTATTACAGTGCTAATGCAACAGCACAAGCATTAGGATATGAGTCTAAAAAAGAAGTTGGTGTATCAGCTCAAGAAGTTAATGCAATTATGCCAGAAGTTATATCACCAGCACCAATAGATGAACAATACCTTACTGTAGACTATGCAAGACTAGTCCCATTATTAATAGAGGGAGTAAAAGAATTAAATACCAAAGTTAAGCATCTGCAAAAAGAATTAGATGCTCACAAGGCTATTGAACATTGTTCTTGTAAGGAGCAGTAATATGACATTGCAGGCTAGTGGAACAATCAGTCTTAATGATGTTAATTTAGAGTTAAGAAATGCCTCATTATCAGAGTTTTCTGTTAATAGTGAAGAATCTAGAGGTCTATCTCAAAAAGCTACTGGTGCAATATCCTTCTCTAATTACTATGGTAGATCATTTGACTTTCTTGGTCAGGAAGAGTTTACGACTACAGGACTCCATACATGGGTATGCCCACAAAAAGTAAACACTGTTCACGCTGTATGTGTTGGTGGTGGTGGCGGTGGTTCTGGTTCTGGTGATGGTGGTGATGGAGGTGGTGGCGGAGGTCTTGGATGGAAAAACAATATCTCTGTCACTGCTGGAGAAACATACTATGTTTATGTTGGCATTGGTGGAAACCCAAATAGTTTGGTTGATGGTGTAGGTAGTATATTTATTACTACAGATGCTTTTGAAATATCATCATTTTCTGTTGCTTCTAATGTTGTTACTGTAAATACAAGTTCTGCACATAGTTTTGAAACAGGAGATACTGTTTCTGTAGACTGTTCATTTAGAGAAATTAACGGCACATTTACTATTACCAAAGTTGATGAAGATACATTTACATACTCTAAAACATTTCAAGATTACAGTGAATTATCTGTAACAGGTGTATGTTTTGAAGGAAACATTATTGTTAGAGGTGGTGGTGGAGATTCAGGATTAACTACATTTGGTGGATTCTCATCTCCAAACAACACTATGGTAGGTGGAACATTTAACGGTGACGGTGGTGGCAATGGTGCTACTAAATCTTATCGTGATGCTTCTACTGCTGGCGGTGGTGGTGGAGCAGGTGGTTATGACGGCAATGGTGGTTCTGAAACTGGCGGTGCTGGTGGTAACGGTGCATCATCTAACTATCGTGGAGGTGGCGGTGGCGGTGTAGGTATCTATGGCGAAGGTGCATCAGGTGCTAATGTCGGATCATATTCTGGTGGTGGCTATGGTGGCTCTGGAGGATCAAGAGGTGGCACACACGATTGTAACACTGGAGACTGTGGAAGAGGTGGCTCGTATGGTGGTGGCGGTGGTGGTCACGACTCATACAGTGCAGCTTCTGGGTATCAAGGTGCAGTAAGACTTATCTGGGGATCAACAAGGGCTTTCCCAGCAACACAAACAGAAGATGTAACAGAAGGCGGAGTGTATAGCTAATGACAGCACAAAGAGTACAATTTACTGAATGGTTGCCAGATCAGCCATCAGTGACATCATTAAGAGATGCTAAAAATGTATACCCAACTTCTGTAGGATACGCACCATTTCCTAATGCAGAAGAATACTCAAATGCAGCATCAGAAAATATATCTAGTATTACTGTAGGTAAGTTTGGTAACGATGTTGCTTTAATTGCTGGTGGTAATACCAAGTTATTTAAGTTTGATTCTTCTGATCTATCAGTTAATGATATATCTAAATCAGGTGGATATTCTAGTTCTGAAAGATGGAAGTTTACACAGTTTGGAAGTATTATATTAGCCGCTAATAACGCATCTAAAATACAAGCATACGACATTGCATCAGGATCTACATTTGATGATGTATCTGCAAATGCACCTGTAGCTAAATATGTCACTGTAGTGCGTGACTTTGTAGTAGCAGCTAATATTGCTGGTGGTGCAGAGCCTAACAAGGTGCAATGGTCTGATATTAACGATGAAACAAATTGGGTATCTGGAACTACATCCCAGTCAGATTATCAAATTGTTCCTGACGGTGGTAACATTACTGGATTAACAGGTGGCGAGATTGGACTAGTGTTTTTAGAAAAATCTATCGTTCGTATGACATATGCTGGATCACCATTGTTCTTCCAGTTTGATGTTATCTCAAGAGGTCTAGGTTGTATTAATGGTAACTCTATTGCACAGTATGGTGCTACATCATTCTTCTTATCTGATGACGGATTTTACCAATGTGATGGTCAAACAGTCACAGGAATTGGTACAGAAAAAGTAGATAGATATTTTTATAACGATGCAGATTTAACTGAACTAGATACAATGTCTGCTGCTGTAGACCCTATCAAAAAATTAGTGGTATGGAATTATGCTAATGTAGATGGTGGTCGTAGCATCATTATTTATAACTGGCAGTTAAGCAAATGGTCAAGAGCAATAACAGAAACAACATCTGTTGGTAATGCAGCAACAACTGGTACAACTTTAGAAGGATTATCTTTGTTGTATCCTAACCTAGATAATATGCCTGCATCACTTGATGATCGATTATGGATTGGTGGTAAGTTCTTATTTGCTGGAACAAAGAATGATAAGATTGTGACCTTTACAGGATCTACTTACAATTCAGAATTAATAACTCCTGATTTAGAAGTAGGGTACAACTCTGTAGCAACATTAGTTAGACCACAAATAGATAATGGATCTGCAACTATTAAAGTAGCATCAAGAAGAGAATTAGATGATAACATTCAATTTGGATCTTCTGTAAGCACTTCATCAGAAGGTCGTGCTAGTGTTCGTAGTGCAGGAAGGTATCATCGTTTCTCTGTAAGCCCTACTGGTAACTGGACTAATGCTATTAGTATAGATGTAGACCTCAAACCTCAAGGTAGTAGATAATGTCAAATCAGTTTCGTAGACTACAACCACAGTATGCAGATACTCGTGAAATTGCAGAAGTCACTAACCAGATATTAAATGGTAAAACAAATAATACTGGTACATTTAATTTAGATACGAGCTGGGCAACATCAACGACTATCTATAACGAACGAATCTCTAATGACTCTAAAATACTATTAGTGCCATTTAGCGATGTAGCAGAAACATCTACAGCACCTTATGGTGAGTTTACTAAAAACACAGACCAGTTAGCACCAAGTGCAGGAAATACAGCAGTGGTCGATTGGACTACAGAACATGATCTAAATGGTATGTATTTAGATGCAGTCAATACATCAAGAATATATGTTAGAAACGATGGTATATATAAAGCGTTATTTTCTTTACAGCTAGCAAACTCTAATAACGATGCAGAGTATGCAGATGTATGGTTTAGATTAAATGGCAGTGATATTGCTGACTCTGGGAAAAGGTTTGGTTTACCTGCTCGTAAGTCTACAGGTGATCCATCACATTTAACTGGAACTTCAAGTCATGTGTTAGATTTAACAGCAGGTGATTATATAGAAATAGCAGGAGCAACATCTTCCAGTAATGTTTCTTTGGAGCATTTTACTGCTACAACGACAACACCTTACACAAGACCTGCAATACCATCTGCACAAATAAATATTACATACATTGCACCGTTTAGTATGGATAATGTGTATGTGTCAGCACAGCAAAAAGGACAGGCTACAGTCAGTCACTTTGCTAATAATACATCGAATAACACTTATGGATATGTTATAATAGGGTAGGTTATGGATAATATTGTACAGTATTTTACACAAGAAAACAAAGACGGTGAATTAGTTATTACTAAAAATATGACTAATGGTGTTTCTTATAGGTTCAATGTTAATGATGACCCTGATGAATACCAGTTATATTTGGAATGGCAAGCAAAACAGTCATAGATAATTTCTTGGATCATGGTGACTTTGAAGCCATGAAGATATTGTTTACTGACAACCCATACTTTTCTTGGTTTTATCAGAATGGCAAAGAATATGAGAGCGATGATTTCTTTCAATTCACTCATATCTTTTATAATAACCACAATCCTAATAGTCAGCATTACAAAGCATTACAACCATTTTTAGATAAACTACAAGTCAACGCACTGATAAGAATTAAAGCTAATCTAACAGGTAGAGAAGAATCTATTCGGTTAGGTAAGTTTCATGTAGATTCATTATTCAAGTGTAATACAGCCGTATGGTATCTAAATACAAACAATGGTAAAACTGTATTCGAAGATGGTGATGAAGTAGAA